ACAAAAAGGCCGCGTGGTTGCCCACACGACCCCAGGAGCTAGCTAGTCGGTCTAGAAATCAGAAGCCGGAGCTACGGAGCCAAGCCGCACCCGCACCAGCCGAATCGCGAACGAAGCGTGCACCCGTCACTGCGATAGCCGAACCCGAGTCAGCGTCCTTACGGAAGGCACCAAGCTGCGTACCACCCGCGCCAGCAGCGATACGGACGAACACCGGGTCACGGTCCAGAACAGCCTGCTCCGAATACACCCAGATGGCGCCAGTCGTGAGACACGGCACCAAGTCACCGTCCACATACTCAGCGTACACGGTACCGACCGTCTGACCCGGGTAACCGTACAGAGCACCAGAGTTGACCGACGTCTTGAGGGGCTGGCGGACAACGATTCCGAAGCAATCCGTGAGCGTAAGGGTCGTACCAAGAGCCGCAATACCCATCGTGAACGTACCGCCGGTACCCGACTGAGCGGGGATGCTCACGCCGGTAACCTGGCTGTAGCTGTTGGTGCTGGTAACCGTAGCGTTACCCGAGTCCGGAACAGCAATCGTCTCCGACACCAGAGCGCCGTTCTGGTTGTAGCCGGTCAGGGTGATGTTCGTCGCATCCCAGTTGGCGTTGTTGTTGAAGGTGAACGTAATCTGACGCGCAGGCTGAATGAGACCCGAACCAACCGTGCCGTTGAACGCGCTCGCACCCAGGTTCTGGACACTCAGCGAGCTGGCGCCACCCGTGGCAAGAATCGCGGTTGCCGCTGCAGCCGAACCACCCGTGGGGTTCTGATACGCGGTACCCGGGTCAACCATCGACGTACCAGCACCGCCGAACGTGGGAACCTTGAACGCCATGTGACCAGCCTTGATGAGGCCACGGCCAATCTTGTTGCTGATGACGCAGGGACCAAACGCCTCTGCGAGCTGACCCGGCAGAGCCGAGAAGGTCTGCTGGCTGAATACCGACTGAATGGGATTGATAGGCACTTTGAAACTATTCCTTTTCTGGCGGTATTCCCGCCCCGCTTACCATAACATCGGCCATATGACCGAACGCGGATTCTAACTAGTTGCCCCCACACCATGTGGGAGCTTCTGATTCTAGATTAGCATCACCTAAGAGGCAACAAGTTCAGACGTTTTCCTTACCGAACTTGCTGTACTCTTCTTGCTTCGACTGCAGCCAACGCTCACGGGCACTCAGGGGTTTGTTTGCCGGCTTAGCAGGAGCTGCGTCAACCACAACCGTACCGTCCCCAACTACCTTGGTGGAGTCGATGCGCAAGTCCAGAGCGTCGATAAAGTCCTGTGAACGGCCCTCGAGACTAATGGCAGGGAAGGTCGCCTTGACGCGAGCAAGCTTTGCATCCTTCTCAGCCTGGAGACGAGCCTTTTCGTTACGCTCCGAGATGATGGCATCAATGGCTGCGTCGCTGGTTGCCTCGGCAAGCTTAGCTTCCGCCGCGGTCAGCTTCTCATTGGCTTCTTTGGCATCCTGCTGGGCTTTCGCCAGCTGTGCCTGAAGGTCTGCGTCATACAAATCGAACACCGACTGCGCGTCCTGGGCTTCCACTTCCTTACCATTGATTTTGAGCTTCACAGAAATCTCCTCTCCCATGTCGGGAATGTTTTCAGAGTCAAGCATAAGCCGGACTGAACTACCAGCACGGCCAGCCGGGACGATTGCGGTATGGTTCCAAACCAGATTGGTCCGAATTTCGTCGTAGGTCTCACCGGAAGCGGTCACACCCGGAGTGGTGTCGTGCTCGGCGTAGTAACCCATCGAGACTTCCCTAGCCACACCCAGGTCGATGTCTGCGATCAGCTTGGCATCTTGAATAGCCAGAGTGGCGACGATGTGACCGTTCTCGAATCGAGGCGTACCCACCACATGACCGCAGGAAAGCTGGCTATAGTTGCTGGCGTCTACGAACTTGTCTGGATGGCGATTCGTAACAGGTGCCGTAACAACCTGTTCCGCAACAGACTGTAACAGTGACGCTGGGTTGTACCGACGAACGACGTTTCCCTTGGAGTCGAGGTACTCCATGACACCTTCTTTGGCCAAAGTGGCGTCAATCAACAAGCCACCGGTCACGGTGCGGCGTGCGTTGCTCAGTACGCCAGCTCGGTCAATGAAATGCTGCATACGCTATCATAACATGTCTTGGTTGGCATGTTTATTGCGTATAATAGGTTATGGCTCTATTTAGGAATGCTAGCGGACACCACGAGACAGTGAAAGAGCTGAAGAGGCTTATCAAGGCGATGAATGACCACATTACAGCTAGCATTCTGAATATTTCCAGGCTCGACAGGGAAGTTCAGGAGCTGAAACTTGCGGTGTTTGGTTGCAAGTTCGCTTCTGGTTTCCCTCCAGCCATCTCCGAACCTGAACCACGGGCTGTGGAGTTAGATATAGAGTAGCGGACTGTTTAGTGGGATGGCGACACAGCGACATCTAACAGCTTGGCCAGGATGATTGTTACCCTCCAGAGCACCGGTGAACGGAGGTTCGTCCCAACTCTGTACGGTACCTTCTAGGCGTTGGTGACCGTGCCTGACTCGAGGGTCTTGTCTAGTGCGCCAAACGTATCTATCTCCGCCGAACTCTTCAGCCCAAAACTGAACAATGTCGCCATGGAGCTTGTAGCTGGCGTCATGAGACATCAGAATGACTCTGTTACGCGTCACCCACACAGACTCTCGAACCTTCTCAGGTGTCGCACCTTCTGAGATTAGCGTACGTGTCTTGGTAATCTGACTGTTTAGAATCCTTCTGAGAGCGTTGATGTTGTGGTCAGCGAACAGCTCGGGTAGGTGGTCGTCTGCGGACGTGGTGACGTCCTGGAGCTTCTTACCGAGAACACGGGCTGCCTCTCTTCGAGAGTGTTTGCCGATTCTTTTGCCAGCAGCCAGAGCGTTCTTCCGTAGCTGGGCAATGGAGTATTCCAGCTCCCGTTCCATCTTGAGCAAAGGTGCCTCAGTGAGGCTAGATGTCTCAACCAGCTTAGATATGCGGCCCAAGTGTCTAGAAACTGAGCTGGTATATCTGTCTAGTACCCTCTGGTACAGACGCAAGGCAGCCACAGGAGGCTGTGGGGTCGCTTGCTCCAGTTGCTGTGGTGTGAACTTCTTCTTTGCAGGCCGACGACGGCTCGAAACAGCCTTGGTAGAGCCCAGCTTGGAGGCTACTGACTTACGGGCTGCCATACGACTTCAACGACCACTGGCAGGGATGGAGTATGTATCGCAGAGATACTGAGTCAGACCCTCCACAACCTCTTTCAGCTCGTTGGATGGTTGCAAGAGCCACTGTCCGGTGGACCCTTCACCGATTTCAATGTTCCAGCTAATGACGGGGAAGTAAGGAATCTTGACTTTTTTGCTCACTTGACTTGTCCTTTGGTTTGGGCGGTACCAGGAGCCTTAGTCTTGCGAGCTGAAGTCGTTGCTGGTGGGTTGGCTGTTGGAGCTTCTTCCAGCTCTTCGTTCCACTCCCGAGCTTCCAACTCTTCTAGACCCTGGGCCATAGCCACTCTACGAGGCTCCAGGTCCATGGTCAACATCAAACCAGGGGCAATCTGTCGGAGAGACATGGCAACCTCTTCTGGCAAGGCGACCTGAGCAGCAATCAGAGCAATAGCTGCATCCACACGCATCTTGTCCAGGGTAGCCATGTCGGTCGGGGAAGGCTTTTGCAACTCCGGCCACACCACAGACCAACTCTCAGGGTCCTGCAAGCCTAGGGTCCTGGCCACTAGACGAGCCAGACGGTTGATTCGGCTGGTCAAGACAGTCGTTTCGTAATAGCCAACAGTTGCGTACCAAAGATTCATGTCCGCTTGACCGGTGGCATCCATGCCAGCTGGGCTCATGCCGAGCAGAACCGTCAAAGGCATGCGAGCAGCGGTTGCCAAACGAACCGCGTATTGCTGCATCACACCATCCAATCCGCCAAGACTCTTGCGGTCCACCACCTCGAAGCTTTCCGCTCCGTTGCCAGTGTCGTCGCCAGCGTCCAGAACGATGGCTTTATGGGTAGAACGCATCATATCCATCAGTTGCAGACGGACAGACACATCTTGGTTGCCGCTACCGGATGACTCAGCCAACGCTTGGATGAGTCCCTGGAGCTTGAACACAGCCTGGGAGGCATCAGCGAACATGGCGTCCGTGGACGTCCACATGGCGTCATAGCTGGTCAAGGCGTTCTTGACCCGTTGCAAGACGGACAGGTCCCAACCTTGATTGCGTTGACGCATCCGGTCCGTGGTCACGGCTCCCGGGAACATGATGATTCTTGAGGCGTGAACTTCAACGACCGGCATATTGACTGGTCCGGTTGCAGTACGCGTCCATGCGTAGCTGATTGGGGTTCCGTCAATGGCGTCGTACTTGGTGACGCTCAGTTGGTCGCGGTCAGCAACACGGACCCAGTCCAGGCTGGTGACCATCTCATCGACCAGAGGCGCGGCCAAGCTACCTGCACCAGAAACACCCAGAATCAGACCAGCTCCGCCCTTCAGACGACCAAAGATAGCTGCTCGGCTGAAGCGGTCTTGCTCACCTTTGTCGTAGAAAAGCTCTTCAAGGTACTTCTTGATTTGCTCAGACTGTTCATAGTCGTCTTCCGGCTTGGAATCTGAGCGTTTGAAGCTGTAACCTGTACGAAGAGAGTCTTCCACCACCTTGGAGACGATGACAGCTGCCAAGTCGTTGAAATGAAACAGACTCTCAAGTTCCTGGGTGGTCAATAGGTCATCATCTACGTACTGGTTGTACGCAAACTTGGAGCGCATGGTACCCGCTCCCGTGGTGTAGTTGACCAAAGCGTCTCGAAACTGGCCCAGGTTTTCCTTGAACTTGCCCAGACCCTTCAGACTTTTGGAGACGACATCGGACATGGTAACCATTTTAGCAGTTACCCAAAGGAATGCCCAGGTGGGTTACTGGAAACGCTTCAGAGCATTGGCCATGGCTGCCTCGAACAGACTCTTACGGTCTCTAGCAGACAACCAAGTCAGCGCTTGGGAGGCGGCGTCGACCGTGTCGTCGTGACTTCCGCTGGGGAAGACGACGTGTTCCTCTATGAAATCGTCAATCCATGGGGCTTGTTCCTTGTGGGGGAGCTTGATGTTGCCGGCTCTCCAAAGCCACGTAGTCGCCTCGGCACGGGCTTGCTTGCCACCACGCGGGTCAATGCCAATGACACCCGGAATCTGCCTTTGTAGCGTCTGCAGGATGGCTTCTCCGTTGGCTTTGGTCTCGACGAGAATGTTCCGGATGTTGTGCCATTTCATTTTGAGTGACTTGATGGCAATCAGCTGGTCCGAGAAACCCATACGTGCTCGAATCTGGTCCACCAAGTAATACTCAGAGGCAGAAGTTTTGCACCATACCTGAATAACGGTGTAGTCGGTCGAAGCTCCCTCCTTCATCGAGGCATCGACGGACATCACCATGGGAGTTTTCCCCCACCACGGACGTCCCGTGTACCGGTATTCGAACCAATAACGCCCGAACGTGGACCCATCCTCGGGAGATGGCAGCTGTTGCATCTGAGATGCGTATTCTTTGGAAGACATGATCGCCTTCCGTTTGTCGATGACGTCCGCCGGGAACCGTATTGGGGCCAGCAACTGTCCCGGTTCCGTACGCCAGTCTTCTCCCCACCGCGAAGCGTAGGCACGCTTCGGGTCAAACTCCATCGGCAAACACAGATGCAAGGCACCCTGCTTGATGCAGTGACCCGACAAGTCGTTCTCGTGCAGACGCTGGGCGATGATGACCCGTGCAAACGTAGATGGGTCTGCGGTACGTGATGAGAAGACGTTGTCCCAACGGTCAATCACCTTGGTCAGAGCATCGCGGGTCGACTCTCCACCCAGAGCCAGGTCCTGGGGCTTGATGGGGTCATCTCCGAGCAACATGTGGGCATGTCGTCCAGTCACCTGGCCACCCATCTGGACCGAATACCGTGAACCTTTTACGGAGTTCACGTAATAACTCATGGAGGCTCTCTCTCCACCGTCGATTGACAGCTTAGGCCAGCGTTCGAGGTACCATTCAGACGTCATCAGCTCGAACGCACGCTTGGCATCTCGAGTAGCCAAGCCATCCGAGTAACTGGTGGTGATGAGCTTCATTTGTGGTGCCCACGTCCATAACCAAGCTGGACCCAGAACCATGGTTATCAGACTCTTCGAGACACCCGGAGGGCATGCGATGACCAGCTCCGGTATCGTCTCCAAGCCATCCATCCACGGCTGGCGTTCGTAATCCAGTGACTGTGCAGCGTGTAAAGCTGAAGCTTGGAAATGGTCACAGATGAGCTTCATGTGTGGCTCATCGATGAACTTGACAGACTCGATGATGTGAAATGCACGCTTCACGAACTCGTACAACCCACCACGACGAATACGTTCAACGTCCAATGCGGGACTAGCCATCAGAAGACCCCCGCTCGCTTATAGAACTTCTTCATACGCCGTTTGAAAGCTCGTGCCTTGTAATCAGTCTTTGGGTTCAGTGTTTGGTCAAATGGAATGTCGTTGGCAATCTTGTATTTTCGTACCCACTGAGCGACTGTGGCGAAAGTCAGCCCAGTCTCTTCAGCCAGCTTCCTAAGAGAGATACCGCCACGCATGTACCGAGCGACGACATCGTCTCTCATCATCTCCCGAGCTTGACGCTTCTTCGCTGCGCTGTGGGTACGATGCTTGTACGGACGTACCACGGAGCGAACATCCTTCATCCTTACGGCTGGGGGCATGAACTTCTCAAGCTTGGTCTTCATCAAGCTCTTGAGTTGCTGCGCATCTCCCGCTCGGTGTGCAGCCAGCTTGGCAGCGTACAGCTTCTGTCTCGCTAACTCGCGTGCCGCTCGTTTGCGCTCTTTGATGGAGGCTTTGACTTTCTCCATTTCCTCGGGAGTCACTTCGTTCCTCCAACCGAACTTCGTTCGTCTCTGTTATCCATGGTCATTCACCACCACCCAGCTTCTTGGCCCGCCATTCCTCTTGACGTTCGAACTCAGCCAGCTCTTCTTCGCTGAGGTTTCTCAACCCATCCAGATTCGTCTTGGGGGTGACGGTAGCTTCAATCTTGGTCTTGGTCTGGGGAGTGAACCTGTCCGGGTCCATGAACCCAAGCAGCTCTCGACAGGCACGAGGGTCCACAGCTGCGTGCTCCTGGAAGGTTTCAAAGAAAGGCTTCACAGCGGTTGCTTTAGCCACGGTCAGACGCTCGGCCAGCTCCTGCTTCAGAGGGTCCGTGCAGTCCTCCTCCATGCCTTCTGCAATCCATCTGCGCAGAGTCTTATCCGAGAAACCCACCAAGTCACAAGCCATCCCAATGGGCATCCGATGCTGGATGATGCTGCGCTCCAAGACATCAATCAACTCAGGAGTCAGTGTCTTGTTGCGACGGGCACGGATGACCACACCACCTTCGGGCTTACTTAGTTTCGTCAGTCTGCTGGAACCACTAGACATACCCCAATAAGTATCACCAAAGGTACGTAATGTCCAACGTGGTGGAAGCCCTGCTTTTGTTAGTTTCTCTCGCGTGCGTTCCTTATATAACGTGGGTCCACCGGATGGGATGGGTACCCGCAGGGGACCTAGCGGATGCCTAGCTGGGCGTCTGCACCACCACCACCACCACCAATCAGTAAGGTTTCAAGGAGGTGGTATGGTGGCTACTCGATCAGCCATGACACAGATGTCATAGATAGGATACTCAGAGTGTGACAATAGTGGTGTTTGCCTTAGGGGAGCGTTTTGGTGAGTCTTAGTGAATGATTACGAGCACATAGAAGATTGTTTTGGTGTCGGCTTGCAAAATGATCAAAAATATGCTATGTTATTTTGGAACAATAACCAACAACAAATAACTAAAACGAACAAGTAACCCAGCAAAGAAATAAGGTTCGGTCGCTAGGTCTCGCTACGCTCGACACGCTCCCTCACAACAAAGAAAAGACTGGGAACTAGGTTCGAACAAGTACAGCCAAAAGATTCCAGGCTTCGCCAAAGAATCTCCAGCAACAAACATCACATCACAAAGAAGTTCGGTCGCAAGCGACCTCACAACACTGTGAAAAGATAGAGAATAAGCTGGATACAAAGCAAAGATTCATGAAGAGTCAACGAGCTAGACAAAAAACTCATCAACTAAACAGAGTCTAACTCGCTTCGCTCGTACAACTCAAAAACACTAAAAGACCAAACAATTCCTGGGGATAGCTATGTCCGGCCCTCGCTACGCTCGTGCCGATGTCTCAAAATGTCTCGGTCTGACATTGAGATGGTTCCGTAGCTTGGTATCCGGCGCGTCCGCGCCGTGGTTCTGTTGGGTACATGGTGGCTTCAGTGGCTGGGGGCTTCTAGGCGCCGAAGGCGCGGTATAGCCCCTAGAAGGCTGTTCGTTCCTTGGGTAGCTACGTGGGTAGCTTCTCTTTGTTTCGATGGCGTCTAAGCGCCCTCCGGGCGCAGCAACAGCCATGTTGACCACCACCCACCAGGTGGCTCTAGGACGCTACGTTGACGCCGCCGGCGTCTTTAGGCGTCACCATTGCCACGTTCGTTACTCAATAGCTTCTTAGGTTTGATTACCAGAAAAATTCTATAAAATTTTGTAATTCCAATAGCTTGGATATAAATCCCAATCGGCTAATTCAGTCATGTCAAGCTGACTTGCACCCACTTAGGGGTTTTCTGCAATCTTACTGTTTTATAAGCTCTATAGGCTTGTCTGCATCTTACTCTTTAGATACGGCTTTATGTTCGTCTGTATTACTATCTTTTCCTAAAATAAAAATATTTCCTAGACTTATCTCTGTTTGTTTGGCGTTATGCTCGGGTATAGTCACTTTTACGTACCTTACTATCTTTTCTATAAAAATTTCCTAGACTTATCTATCTAAGCACCCCCTCTCTCATCTCTATACACAAGGTACCCCCGTAGGGGTATGTATAGACGTGTACGACATCACAGTTGGCATAGCGTTTGACTAGACGCTAGTTCAGACTGGCACGACTCTGTGAGTCGACTACGTCTCCTATATGGTTGGTACATGGTTTGATAACGTGACCATGTGGTCATCGTTCAATAGTTGTTACAACAATGGTTGACTACCTCAAGCATTCTAATATCGTGACTAACCAGTCAGTACATCGTGCCTACCATAGGGTAGTTTGCTGCCTACCACTTGGTAGGGAGAATTGTCGAGTGATACCTACTCAACCCTCTGAGGCTGTTTGGGTTGCTGTTTGGG